GTTCGTGCCCGTTTCTATGTTCTTCAAGTGCCTCAGACAGTTCCGAGTGGCAAAGAGCTATAATAGTCCCGAAGTCTCTTGGGTCCTCCCACCAACCATGTTCAATTGCATTTTGATGTACTTCTTGAGCTAATTTATTTAGATTCATTCTCATCATCCTTTCTTCTCACCTTCCCAACAATCCACTTAACCCCGTTTTTGCCGTCACGCCATATATCTCGGACAAGAGAAAAGAACCCTAAAAAACCTATCCAATACAAGCCAATAAGAGCCATATAGATAAAGACCTGATTGATTTTGTCCCACATAATTAATCCTCCTTCGGTTCTAAATATTTGTCTCTCATGTGATCAGCAGCAATGTTAAACAGGTGTTTTAAGAATTCGTCTCCGGTAAACATAGGATGCAATTTAAAACCAATATTGGGTACGGGTCTATCGGGGTGGTATATAACCCACAATAGGGGAAGCCCGCCCATTTGTTTTTTGCACTTCTTTTCCCAGTGGTCAGTCAGTTTGGTTGGTAGCCAATTTAGCAATTAATCATCCTCCCCATATAGCCCATTAACTTCTATTTGCACGTTAAGGGTCATTTGTCCTCGCGGTTCGACGACGCTTTCTTCGCGGTCAACTTGAAATACTTTGCCTCTAAAAACCAACTGTCTTGCAGCGTTTAAGAATCCGTCATCAATTTCCAGTTCGTCAACAATCATAAAACAATCATCATCGAGGTTATTGAAAATGGGTTTATCTTGTTTTTGAAATGCAATTATCACCTTTACCCCTCCCTTTTCTTCGGACTGTATTCATAAATCCCAATTTGAAAATATCCAACGTCTTTCAAAACCTTTAAATACTCTTTCTCTGGCACATCCTTAATCAACCACTCCATTACTTTGTAGCACATCGTTTGAGCGGTTCTCAGACTAGCCAAAACAAAGGACGGTCTATTTCCTAAACCGTCCCATTCTTCTATTAAGTTCTGCAAACTCTGTGTAACTGCTGATAACATGATTACTGCGTCCCGGTCTTTGCCGTTAAGGTAGGTGATCTGCTTCGGTTTTCGCTTGTTGGCTTTATTCTTGGCTTTGATGTCCCTATCCTCAACCTGCTTGTTGTAGCAGATACGCATTAAATCATCCTCGGTGACAGTACCATGCTCCTGTTTATGGACTGCTATCTCATTTCGAGCTTCTAGTATTTCCCTGATTGTCGGCAACGGTTTCACCTTCCTTATACCATCTTGAACCATATTTCTCTTGACCTATTCGCATTAAATCCCAATACTTCTCTCGGTAATTGTTACGTTCTCTTTCAAGTTGTTTTTCTCGACGATTGTATTGCTCTATTAACGCGGGGTTGCCGCTGTTAAACTGCTTTGTGAATTCTCGACACAATGAACGTATCATGGAGTTTTTTAATACTTGTTCATCAATACCCAGCTCTTGCTTCTTTGCATTTTTACGAGAAACGCCGTTAATATAAACGCCGATATGACTTGGTATTTCATCTTTTACCTGTTCATACAACTCTTGAGGCATGACATAATAATTGAAGTGGCCGATAAAGGTATTTTTCGCCTTACTGTGAAAATCAGACTTTGAAACTTTGATTTCAAAACATCGCCATATCCCTTTTGTGTCATAGGTTATATAATCCACTCTTTCACTACCGAACCAACCAATAGTTACCTCAAAACAACCAAATACGCCTTGTCGAACAGTTGCCCTCCATATTTCGCGTTCAAGCTTTATCGTTAATTCCGTCTTGGCAATCCAAATCACCTTCTTTCAATTGGCTCTTAATTATCTTGTCATAGGTTTTGATTATCTCCTGCAAGCCAATGGCTAGGGAATCAAATCTCGGCCTCCATGCCTCTGCCATTTGCCCACACAGGTCGAAAAGATACTGCTGCTCAAATGTTAGTGCGGGCTGAGCCTTCAACTGCTCGTTCTCTTGCTCCAGAGCGAATACCTGATCGCTGATAGCGTTTAGCTCATCTGTTAGGCTCATGGGGCCACCTACCTTGCATTTTGGACACCACGGCGGACTAGTTTGATATTCCCGATTAGTTATATAACTGCCAGGACACACAAACGCGTAGGCCTTTTTACTACGTTCGGCTTCCAGCTCTGCCTCTTTGCAGTAATGGTATTCGTTATCAGGCGTAAAAGCCCCGGTACGGCTCACGTGGTCCTTGCAATCCTTGCACTTTGGTACCGCCATCGTTATTCACCCGCCTTTGCTTCACATATTGGGGTAGGTTCGCCATCATCTACCCAGTGCCCCCATTCGCCCAAAACAATTCCCGGGCGATCTGCGCATTTATACGTCCCACCACCGGCCCCATCGGCTTGTTGGATCAATTTCGGGCAAGTAAGACAATCTGGCATACTACTCACCCGCCTTTGCTTGTTCTATAAAACCTATGGCCATTGGGATAGTGCTGTTTTTGTTGCCGTGCATATTAAGAGACAGTTGCCCGCACGCTAACTCCAATGCCCGCTTATACTGCTCCAGCTCAGCCTCTAGCTCTCTGAACAGTTTTTTTGTAGATTCATGGCTTTTTTGAGACTGCCTTAGATCTTTTCTTAGGCTTTCAACTAGATTTTCAAACGCAAAAGGGGAGTGCCCCGTGTTTTCGTATTGTTGGAGTTTATGGTTTTTGGCATCCAAGTATTTGCTGTTCGGCTTTGTAAGCCTATCCAAGCCGTTCACCTACCTTTGCTGGGGCGAGGGCTTGCTTTAATTCCCACCAACTATTTAACGGATCTTCGTGTATTTCAATGTTGCATGACTTGAAAAACTCTTCTGCCGCATCCCTAACCTTCCGCAACTGCTCCAACTCAGTCAGCAGTTGTACTGATATATCTAAGGCATTAGCCCATGGATTATTACAACTGGAATGTTCTCCAATATCTTCGCCGCCAATGGTATAGGCCAATTTGTCGGCCCACTCTTCCGCGTTATCTCTTGCTATAATTGTTTGCTCTAAACTACGCTCAAGCCCTTCCAACTCTTTGCGAAGAGAATTGCCGGGGTGGGTTTGGGTAAACACCTTTAGAATCATCGCATTGTCGGCCTGCACCTCGGCAAGCTGGGCAGTTAACTTCTGTATTTCTTCCTTTTGCGCTTGAATAGTTAATTTTTCCATGCTCGGTGCCGGTGTAAATGCATTATTAGTGGGGAAACAATAATTAGCCACGTTCATCCCTTCCTATCTATCCGACCATTCACGGATTGTTGCAGTTAAGTCTAAAACAACCTCAGCCGGGACGCATTGAAAAACTCCCGCCGCTGTCGCTTGTGCTATAACCTCGTTAGTGTATTTAGTTAGTCTCTCATGACCAAAAGGGGGACGTTTATGAGATGTAATTCGGGTTCCACGGGCATTAAGTTCAGATACGTTAATTGTTTCTCGGTAGTTTTTGAGTTGGACTACGATAATCTTGTCCGTTATTTGGACGACCGTTCCCTTCTTAACCGTCTTTGTGGGTGCTTTTCTCTGCACATGAATCTTGGTTTCATATTCGATTATGTCTCCGGGAAGAATGTTTTTAAGTTCTATCATCGGCGGCCTCCTTCTGCAGGGCTTGGCCTGCCTGCTGTAGCCAGTAATCGATATTCCCCGCATAAATATTACATGCCATCTGCAGGCCCTTTTTGTACTTCGCAAGCTCGGCCTCTGCTTTCAGTGCCCGCTCTTTCCATTGGACACTTTCTTTAATTGAATTTGCTAAACTTTCATTCAGTTTTAATAGAGTCTCGAATGCATCTTGTTTTCCCGGGTTACACTTAGGGCAATATACCATCTTAAATTTATGGTCAACCAACTTGACGACCATTCCGGCACCCCCGCAATTTTCACAAGGCCATTTTTTTGCCATCTACCGCACCCGCCTTTCTAAAGTGGTATTTCAACATCTTCAAGCCTTACCTCTTTGCCGAGATCTTCCCATGGGTCTTTGTTTTCGGTAGGGTTATCTGCTGACTGATTACCTTTAGAGCCTAGAAACTCCACTTCATCAACCTGCAACTCCCATACAGTTGTTTTCTGCCCATCCCGATTCTCATACTTCCTTGATTCCATGCGCCCATTAATGGCAACTTGACTGCCTTTTTTCAGGTATTCACTGCACAGTTCTCCGACCTTTTTCCATGCGGTCACATTAAAAAAATCAGTAGCATCTTTGTTGAATCGTCTGTTTACTGCCACGGAAAAACTGCATACAGGAGTGCCATTCTCTAGGTACTTCAACTCAGGGTCGCGGGTTAATCGCCCGATAATAGTTGTATGGTTCATTTATTTAGCCTCGCTTTCTAATAATTCGGGGTTCTCATAGATGTGCCCGATAATTTCAATCCATATATCGGTTCTTGAATCTAGTCCTGAACAATCTCCTGTGTCGATTAGTTCTACATGAAATCCAACTTCATGCCTATCGCCATAAAATTCATCATCTATTTCCAATACTTCACTTTCTCGGTATTCTCCATATTTAACAATAGCTTTATTACCGTTAAAAACCTTAACAATGTGCCCCTCATAAATTTCTTTGCCGTTTTTGTCTTTGAGTTCAGTAAATAATACAGGTATATGGGTTTCGGGATTTAGCGGGAGTAATGCTCCACCAAGTTTTAAATGCAATAAAGTCCCGTCTTGATTCATTAAAACATCGTGTTTTTCCCACTCTTTATTGTTCTTGCACCAAACTTTGAATTTTGGCATTTACGCACACTTCCTTTTCTTCTTATCTTTCTTGCCCCTCTCGGGCTTACTGGCACCCTGAAGAACAACCTCGCTTTTAGGAACCCTGTACTTGTTTCCTGATTTGTCACGGCAAAAGAAAACCACCTGACGTTTATCATCAAGCGGCTCTAAGACGGTTTGAATTATGTCTGCTACCAAGCAGATTTTGCCTCGATGGAACATTATGGTTGTCAAATAGCTTCGCTCCTTTCATCAATGAAGTCGAATAACGTAGGCACATTTAACTGTTCTTCGGCGGATTTACAGTAGCCAACTCCATCTCGAAAATAATCAGCATTAAGTTCTATTCCGGATCCTTTCCTGCCCATTTTGATAGCAGTATAAGGTACAGTGAATAGTCCGGCGAATGGGTCAAAAACTACATCACCTTTATTGGAGTAGCGGTTAATAATTCGTTCCACTAAATCGACCTGCATCGGACACACATGAAGCTGTAAACGCTTTTGGCTCTGGTTAGTGTTCAACGTTTTCATGCGGTTTATATCGTCCCAGACATCATCATTCCAACTACCAGGTGCTACAACCATGAAAGTAGCTGGCAACTTACCATTCTTATCTAATTTTTTGGCGAGCTCCACATGTTCTTCATAGCTATATAGGTTTTCTCTAGTAAATTTGCGGTAAACAGACTGCAGGTTTCTGACCGGTATATTCGCTAATTCATTCTTGCTCATTAACCTATCACCCGAACTTCGCCAAAAACCATGAGCATCTATTTGCCATTGTGCTCGAGTATAATCTTCCTTGGTTTTGCTTACTGGTTCATCGGCCCGGGCGGTGCTTGTGTCGGTTGGTAGTTTTCGGAATAGTAAAATATACTCAGGACAACCAACTCCCATTTTAGTACCATCTTTGCATTGCTCAGTCCATCCTAACCGGTAGGTCTGGTGATTCTCTCTTACCACATCAGTAACGACGGTAATCATTCCAAAGTATTGAAAACCATGTCTCATATAGTGCTGGATACATAAAGCATGAAATGGCTCCATGGTTGGCATCCCGGTACCGGTAACATTACCAAACAAAACCCGATCCTTTACATGGCAGGCAAATACTCTACCCGGTTTTAATATTCTAAGTAGGTGAGGGGAGAGGTAATCCATTTGCTCTAAAAACCTCGAGGTATCTTCGTTGTGACCAAAATCGTTATAACTCGGGGTATATTCATAATGATTTCCGAAAGGGATACTCGTGTGAATCAGGTCAACGCTATTGCTGGCCATTTCTGTAACTTCTAAAACACAGTCATTATTTACGGCCGTAAAATATTGCCCTTCTATTTTCACCCTATCAACTCCAATGCTTCGGGCTAGTTTGTCAATCATCGAGGTAGAACTTAGCCCATATTTCTTAACTATGTCGGTCATTTTTTCAACCATGTAATTGTGATTCTTCCACTTCTCTAACAGAACGTCCAAGATAGCCCGCTCGCTTTCGGTATAGATAATATCTATGCGTACTTGCTCGGTCTGCAAAAAGCGGTAAATACGGTGTATGGCTTGAATGAACGCTTCAAATTCATAGTCAATTCCGACAAAGATAGATCTATGACAATGACGTTGAAAATTACAGCCTTGCGAGCTTAGAGACTTCTTGGTAGCAAAGAACTGGGTTCGCCCTTCTGAAAAGTCTATAACCCTTTGTTCTCGGATCTCATAATCTTGGCTACCATAAATATCAACTGCTTGTTGTACCGCTTTTTTTATTGCGTGTCGTTCGTCCTCAAGGTCGTGCCAGAGGATATAATGATCATCTGGATCCTCTGAAATAATTCTGGCCATTTCTGAAATTCGGGCTTCTATGCTATCTCGCTTTTCTCTTGCGGCATCTTTTAGACCAGCTGCAGCTTCCCGGAATAACTTTCCTTGACCGTCCCTGTTTGTTCCTGCAGTATGATGGTCAACGGGTATTTCGTGGTACCTGACCTCAAGCGGGGGAAGGTCATAACCATCATCCGAATATCCCAGGTCAGATGGTTTTGAAATAAACAATGCCCAGCTGCTCACCCATAGCCAGAATTCATTTTCACGGTGGGGGTATAAGGTAAGGTTATTGGCCTTGGTGCTGTCCCGCTGGAAGAATCTCGTTAGGCTCTGGCCCGTGTCCATAATTTCAAGGTATCCAGCGTAATGAATTAACTCTTTATAGCGGTTAGGGGAGGGGGTAGCAGTACAGACGAACTTATAAGGTACTCCCTTGAACTTGTCCAAGAATATCTGATAGGTTTTGCTTCCAAACGATCTGAGAACTGCAGCTTCATCCAGCGTGGTAACGGTAAATAATTTAGGGTCAATATCACCATCCCGAACTCGTTCATAGTTGGTCATTAATATCTGGCCAGATGCATTTTTGACCTCTTCCATTGTTCGGACGTATTGTGGTCCTTCTGGCCAGCTTAGAATTTTAACTGCATCACGAGTAAATTCTTGTTTAACTCCTAAGGGAAGGACTATAAGGGCTTTGCCGCCTTCGCGTTCGGTAATGATTCGGCAGATTTCTAATTGTTGGGTGGTCTTATGAAGTCCGAAGGCTTCGAATAAAGCTCTACGCCCTCCCTTAATGGCCCATCTTACGGCATCTTTATCATGACCAAACAAAACCGGGTTGATTTCATCTGGTGAAATATCGAACCCGGTATCGACGGCGATATCTATTTTAGATCTCAAAAATTCCAGGTAGTTCAATAAGCATCTACCTCCTTATCCGGCCATTAACGGCTTTAATTTTTCTCTCGCTTTAACAAATGCTAAACTCACATTCTTTTGGCTGCACCCGATTAAGTCCGCTAATTCTTGTTGGCTTAATTCTGGATTAATGCATTTCAGTCTAATTGCTTCCCTCTGCGCTTTTCCCATTTTGGTTGATTCAAGCATAGCAATGATTTCTTCGCGCCATATGCGTTCAATTAATTCGTTTTCCGGTGACTCCTCGCCGTAATACTCCTGCCAGTTTGAAACGTCATCATTATCCGTGCTTAATGCCATATCTTCGAGATATTCCATTTCGGTAAGTTTGGTAATATATCGGTACATGAACTGCCTATAGAGGTAACGCTTCATGTTTCGGCAAGCGTAGCCAGCGAAGGTTGTGTTCTCATAGGAAGAATCGTAGGTCAAGGCAGACATAACTAATGCGTAGTAGCTTACACCTAAAACTTCATCATGTTCATAGTCTCGGTTGATATTGAACTTGTTAGCAATGTATGGGACTAAACGCATATTATCTAAGACCAACTGCTTTTGTTCGGGCGTTAGTTTCACTTGGCCTTCACCTTCTTTGACTTCTTCGTTGGTTTTTCGCCTTTAAGTCCCTGAATAACCTCTTGCTGAAAAGAGGGGAGGGCAGTATCAGGATAATTTAGATATGCTTCTCCGATCTTGGCAAGGACGTATGCGTCGGCCAAATTGTCATTATCAGTATCGAATCCCCATTTTTTATACACTTCCTTGAGAATGAGATTCTTGTCGCCAGTACCTTTACCCAGGGCAAATTTCTTCAATGAAGTTGGGGGTACATCTATGAATCCTTGCTTTAAAACATAGATAAGGAATTCCCGGATACTATACTGCAGGTACCCCATTTGCAAAGCTGTCTGACCACTTGAGGCATAAGAAATACCCTCAACAACAAACAAATCGGGCATTTCACCGCAATTAGCCCGAATAGCGTTTTGTATAGTTTTAACTCTGGTGTAAATTGGGTCTGTTGATGGTGTTGGGAGGAAAACTTGTTTTTCAATCTCTCCGTTATTTAGAAGTATAATGCCGGTCCCATACTTTTTCTTTTCCAATGGTTTTTTGTCATCTTCTTTGCGCCCAAATGAGGGGTCAATCCCCATTACAATCATATGCTTTCACCTTCTTCGAGGATGTGCCAAACTCCAAATTCTATAGAATTGCCATCAAGTCCAAAACCTGTAAATGGGTCGCGTTTATGTTTGGGCTGAATGATAAATTCAGGTTTACCTATAAAGGAACAAGAAATAGTTTTTCCTTCCTTAAAGGCTTTTATCGCTTCCCATACCGGTACTGGTTCGCGGACGAGTTGCCAATCTTCTTGCAGTGAAAGGTGGTATGAATCGCATATCTTAATAAAACAACCGTCCGAACACACAATATATCCATTCTTATTTATAAACTTCAATTTCGGATTCTTCTCCAACATAGCTATCATTTCACTTGTTTTATAGGTCTTCATGTTATCCCTCGCTTTCTTCCTCGGCCTGATAAGGTTGCGACAGGTCAAACAGCACGTCCATAAAGTCAGTAATTACCTTTTCTACTATTACTGGGGCAAGTTTACTGTTTCGGGCCGACACCATACTGATAATCGTATTCTGAAACACAATATTGCTTTTAAGCAGGTCATTTAGCCGATTGGCCGCTACATTCGAACCAACCAAGGTCTTAATTAAATCTTGTTGCTTTGAACCGAGGCTTGAGATCATTTCAAGTCCTTCGCGTAACTTATCTATCCCGGTTACCAACGCTTCTCCTTTTGTCATAGACATAAATATTGCTCCCTTCTACCCTTACATTTGTGCTGCAAATTGCAGTTCACCCGAACTTCTTTGCTTCACCCAAGGTTTATATTCTTCGAAAGAACAGGTTTTATATATTCGACCATTTACCCATCGAGCCCAATGTTTTAATCTCGAATCTTCCACATGGTTGTAAATCATGATATATGGATCTATTTTCGCTTCAACCAGCTTCCGGAAACGATATTCGTCGTCTTCCGGTGTCGTATCATAACCGGCAAGGCAAAAACACATATGCTTACTTCGAGGCACAAATCTGTTTAGTATGTTTAACCCCTTGAAAACTTGGTTCTCAGACTGAATAAAGTCCCATGCGTAATGTATTGAACGCATATGCTTTACCTCAGATAAAGCCTTAGCTATTTCGGGAGTCATAAGACGTACATCTATGCCTTGGGTAATATCAACTATTAGTTTACGTTCCTTTATTTCTCTTAGTTTTTCGAGACAATCAGGGTCAGCAGTCAAATTGTTATCCAAGAGAATGATGACGTTACTGCGGGGATTAATAATGTCCTTAATCTCTGTTTCCTGATGTAGATGCCCTTCCTTTTTAGGGACCACACAGAACCCGCATTTGCGGATGCAACCTCGAGAAGTAAAACCGATCCCGGCATCAACCAATACTTGGGCTTTTGCCATTCTGGTAGATTGCTTCATAATCCCTTTAATTCGCGGATAGAGAAGATCGGCTGTATAGAGGTCATAATCTGGTTTACAAATCTCAACTTCTGGTGGCAGGGTCGTGGTTATATTCCACCCGGTTCCGCCAAATATGATATTGGAATAAATGGTGCGAAGCGTAGATGCCTTATCTCGATTCCAAGTGAAAAGAACCGAACAGACTACCGCGTCATATTGCCCACCATTGGCATTGAGACTAACTGTATCTCCATTTTGTTTAAAAGCTGTGCTCAGTTTCATTAGAGCCAGGTTAGGGATCTTCCCATCAAAATCAATTAGATTGACATTCACTTCTCGGCCTCCTTCAATTCTTTACACCGGTATTTCTCAGGTCCGGTCGACTCAGTTAGATACTGATAGGGAAACTTTTTCTCGTTGAATATAGCCTGACAAATAAGGTCCTCTATTGGGCACAATGATTGTTTGGTTTCCATAAATTTCTCAAAGGGTACGTACTTAGTGCATCGTTCGCAGTTCTCGGCATAAAAAGCCGATCTCTCATCCCAATTAGCAAACATATCATTCCTCCCAAAACTTATAATTTTTGCTGATTTCAACCACTTTTAACTTTTCTTCTAATGAACCGTTAATCAGAATATTGAGCCAATCGCCTAACAAGTCCTTATTTTTTAGGCTTTGAATTACCTCAAACCGTTCTAAGTCTGATTCATCTTTGATTCCTGAAAGAAAAAAATACATAAGCTTTTCAATATCGATTAGTCTCATGTACTCTGCTTTGATGATATTTTGTTGTTCTTCTTTTTTTTTGCGTTCTCGCTGCCGGTCTAGCCGCTCTCGCTCTATGCGTTCCCGTTCTTCTTGGGAGATGACTCCTTGAATGCCTAAATCACTTGCCAGTAATTGAATGGCATCGGGCAGGGGAATATTTAACGCTTCTGCGACTAGGTCAATTTGATCGCCATACCTGCCGCAAGAGTAACAACGATATTGGTCTTTATCGGGCTTAATTCGCATTGAGGGGGTGCGTTCACTATTAGTTAGGCATTTGCACCAGTAATAATTTCCTCTGTGTTCTAGCTCAGCGCCTGCGTATCTCCTGGCGGCTTCCAGAATTGTTAGACGGGATTTTATTTGGGGGATTAGGGGGTTCGTTGGGCATCGCTCCTTTATGTCGCATAATATTTGGAATGCCACTACTGCATTGCCGACAGGTCAAACAGATCCAACTGTTTTGCTTGTTGTCGTGCCCGTGATGTTCTGGCTGACCCCTCGTTGGCCCGCCTAAGCGCCTTGTACTCGTTATACAGCTGACGGTATCGATAGCTGTCTCCGAATACGTTCCACGCAGCCTTTACCAAGTTGGGTTCAAACGGCCGTATCTTTTCTAAGTCCTCTACCGCCTTAGCAGATATAGAACAACCGCAACAACCTGTGCGTGTCAATCCGTACACCTCATATGCGTCCGAATATCGAATTCCGTGGTAGTCTTTATACCACCGTTTATCCTCATCGGTCACGTAGTATAACGGGCGAAGTCTGTACTTCCCGTCAGCCGTTTCGGAAAAACACATGGACGTATTATCCTTGCGCGGCACAGATCGCATACCGCCCTCGTCCCTGCGTTCACCCGTGATTACCATGTCAAACGGTTTTTGGGCGCGGTGTGCCACTTGCTTTTTGCAGTAATCGCAGCATTTACCACTTACTTTAAACGGAATTGGATTAACGATAATAAAGTCAAGCATATATTTTGACGAATTTATGACGAGCTGTATGTCTGTCCGCGGTTCCCCAGCAGAATTGCATCCGCATAGAAAGTTAATTGTTGATTCACACTTTGGGTAACGTTCTTTAAGCTCTGCCCGCTTTGCTGTCTTATCCTCTGCATTTGCGTATTCTGCAGCGATTGACAACGGAATGTTTTTCTTTTGAACGCCCTCTAGGCCGCTCGACATGATCTTTGAAACAAACGGCAGCCCATATTCCCTTGTGGCTCGCACTATGTTTTTTTTGGGTCGATGCTCAGTAATTGTGATTCCGTACAGTTCCTCCATCTCGTGCACATGGCGTTTTATCGCCTTCATTTCAAGCCCGGTGTTAAAAAAAGCAGTATTGGACAGGATTGAGATTAAATATTTTGCGTACCGTCTCTATCAGGTGAAGCGTGATGTCGCTGTCGCTCCCTCCGGAATAAGAGCAAATCGCATTCGGATGCTCAACCAACCTTTTAGCTATGATGCTTCTTATTGTTTCGAATTTGCGCGGTGCTTCAAAATCCGCATAATCCGGGCGGTCTGTGTATACCTTGCTTTTGAACGTGGTTTTCATAGTGTTCCTCCCCTCTATGACGCAGTTTAAACAGGCTATTCATTAAATAATTACTTCCTTTCAAGATCGCTCCAATCAGCAGGTGCAAATTCCTTAATCACCTTCGCTTGCCGCATCTGTTGCCTTTCTCTGTCAAAACATATTGGAATGAAAATTCCCGACGCCGAATCCCTGCTCTTTTCCAAAAAGATATAACTGTTAAATTCCTCGAACTTCTTCTTGCGGTACTGCTCAATGTCGCTTACCTTGTCTGGCTTATCAATCAACTCGAACCGCATCATAACGTCGCACTCGTTTTTCATTTGCTTAGCTCCCTGTAGGGTTCCGTCAGAATTTAACTGAACTAATACCATGACGGCTATGTTAAGATTTTGAGCCATGATTTTCTGTGATTTGATGATTTGCCGTAAGGCTTGCCATTCATCCACCTTGCCGCTTGTGTCCATACGCCCCACATAGTCCAGCACCATGAGTTTTATTTTGTACTGCATTATCATTTTCTTAGTAACAGTCTCAAGCCTTCTAGGGGTCAAATTAGGATCATATGCCGTCAGGAAACCCGAATCACTTAGTTTAGTTCTATATGCCTTTTTGACTTCACTCGCTTGTTGATCTGTTAAGGAACCGGCCCTAATTTGATGCATAGGAATATCGGCCAGAATTGCAC